CGCTTCTTTCATTTCAGATGCGGGTGTTTAACCGTTTTCGCATTTATCGTGAAACGCTTTCGCGTTTTTCGTGCGCCGCTTCATCAATAGTTCACTATGATTTTGTCGAACGCTAAGAGCGCGCAAACCTAGTGCTGGTCACGTTTAGCGAGTTCGCTGCGCTGAAGGGCTGCGCTAAGGGCACCGTGACTGCGGCGACCAAGACCCGCATCGCCGCGGCGGTAGTAGAGAAGGACGGGAAGCGGTGGCTGGATCGTGATCTGGCGCTGGAGCTGTGGAACCGGAACACGAAGGCGACGCACAACGCGAAGGTGAGTCAGGCGGACCCGGTTGAGGAGCCGGCACCTAGGACACCGCGGGAGCTGCGGCAGCGGATCGAGGCGCTGCCGGATGATGCAATCCCGGATCTCAACGAGAGTCGCGCGAGACGCGAGCATTACCAGGCGGAGCTGAGCAAGCTGCAGGTGGCGCAGCAGCGGCGTGAGCTGGTGCCAGCTGATGAGGTGAAGAAGGAAGCGTTTCAGGTGGGGCGCAGCATCCGCGAGGCGCTGGCGAACTTGGCTGATCGGCTCTCGCACCAGCTAGCGTGTGAGACGGACCCTGCGGTGATCCATCAGCTGCTGAGCGATGAGCACCGTGATGCGCTGTCGGCGCTGGCGGAGGTGGAGCCATGAGCGTGTGGCGTGCTGCGTTCATGGATGGCCTGCGGCCGGAGCAGCCGCTGACGGTGAGTGAGTGGGCGGATAAGCACCGGCGGCTGAGCAGCAAGGCGAGCGCGGAGCCTGGACCGTGGCGCACCAGCAGGACGCCCTACCTGCGGGAGCCGATGGACTGCCTGAGCAGCAACAGCCCGGTGCAGCGGGTGGTGATGATGTTTGCGGCGCAGACGGGCAAGACAGAGAGCGGCAGTAACTGGCTGGGGTACGTGATCGCGCACGCGCCGGGGCCGATGCTGCTGGTGCAGCCAACGGTGGAGATGGCCAAGCGGCTGAGCAAGCAGCGGCTCGAGTCGCTGGTAACGGAGACGCCCGCGTTGGCGGCCAAGATCGCGCCGAGCAGGAGCCGGGACTCAGGAAACACGATGTTCAGCAAGGAGTTCCCCGGCGGGATGATGCTGCTGACCGGTGCCAATAGCGCCACCGGCCTGCGCTCGACACCGTGCCGCTACATCTTCTGCGATGAGGTGGACGCCTTCCCGCTCGATGTGGATGGCGAAGGCGACCCGGTGAGCCTGGCGGAGAAGCGGGCGACGACGTTCGCGCGGCGCAAGATCCTGCTGACCAGCACGCCCACGGTGAAGGACTTCAGCCGGATTGAGGCGGAATACGAGCGGAGCGATCAGCGGCGTTACTTCGTGCCATGCCCGAGCTGCGGGGAGATGCAGTGGCTGAAGTGGCCGCAGCTGAAGTGGGAGAACAACGACCCGGCGACGGCGGTGTATGAGTGCGAGCACTGCGGTGAGCGGTTCGCTGAGATCCACAAGCCGGCAATGCTGCGGCAGGGCGAGTGGCGGGCGACGGCACCGAGCGATGGGAAGACTGCTGGCTTCCAGCTGTCGGGGCTGTATTCCCCGCTGGGCTGGCTGAGCTGGGCGGACATGGTGGACGACTTTTGCGAGCGAAGTCGGACGCGCCGATGCTGAAGAGCTTCGTCAACACGCGGCTGGCTGAGACGTGGGAGGAGGACTTCGCCAGCAAGGTGAGCGCGAGCGCGCTGCTGGAGCGGTGCGAGGCGTATCCGCAGGGCAGCCTGCCGGAGGGCGCGCTGCTGGTAACGATCGGCGTGGACGTGCAGGGCGGCGGCGGATCCGCTGGTGATCGCTTGGCGGTGAGCGTGTGGGCGTGGGGTCGCGAGGAAGAGGGCTGGTTGATCGACCACCAGGAGATCTATGGCGACCCGTGCAAACCGGAAGTGTGGAAGCAGCTGGACGTGCTGGTGCTGCATGAGTGGGAGCACGTGAGCGGGCGCAAGCTGCGTGCGGATGTGACGGCGGTGGACTCCGGCGGTCATGCGACGGCTGAGGTGTACCAATACGCGCGTGAGCGGCAGAGCGTGGGGGTGATTGCAATCAAGGGCCAGAGCCAGAGGGGCAAGGCGCCGATCGGCAAGCCGACGAAGGTGGACATCAACGCCAAGGGTCAGACGCTGAAGCGTGGTGCGCAGGTGTGGCCGGTGGGTGGCGACACAGTGAAGACGACATTGTTCGGACGGTTGAAGCACAACGAGCCAGGGCCTGGTTACCTGCACTTCCACGCGCAGACGGGTGGTGAGTATTTCGAGCAGCTGACGGCTGAGAAGCAGGCGCTCAGGTATGTGAAGGGCTTCCCGGTGCGTGAGTGGGTGAAGAAACCAAGCGCGCGCAATGAGGCGCTGGATTGTTTGGTGTACGCATACGCAGCGGTACATCGGATGTACCAGCGGTACGACCGGAGAACAATCTGGGATCAGCTGGAGAAGCGGCTGGAGAACGGAGATGCGAAGCCTGCAAAGCCGCGCCTAAGATCAGGTGGAGCCGCGGCGTCGGCGTTCGTCAACAGCTGGTGAGGCCGTGAACTTTCCTGCGAGGATCACCGAAGGCGACACGGTGAAGTGGCGGACGAACGCCAGCACCGACCAGCTGGGCAATCCGATCAGCAGCACAGCTGGCTGGACGCTGACGTACTACTTCCGATTCAACCGGAACAACCACGGCGCGACTGCTGTGGGCACGGCCTTTGGCACGGGTTGGGAGTTCAGCCTGTCGGCCACAACGACCGAGGGCTTTCACGCGGATGACACGGGTTACTGGCAGGCGGTAGCGACCAAGGCCAGCGAGGCGGTAACGATCGGCTCGGGTCAGTTTGAGATCGACGCCAACCTTGCCTACACCGGCACACCGGCGGCGCTCGACAACAGGAGCCAGTCGCAGAAGGATCTCGACGCGGTGCAGGCTGCGATCCGCGCGATGATCTCGGGCGGCGCTGTTGCTGAGTACAGCATCGGCAGCCGGCGGCTGAAGAAGATGGAGCTGGCCGACCTGCTTGCGCTGGAATCTAGTCTTAAGGCAGCGGTCAAGCGTGAGCAGGCAGCCCAGCTGCACGCCAATGGGCTTGGCAACCCGCACAACCTGTTCGTGCGCTTCTGATGGGCATCCGATCCTCGATACTTGGCTGGCTGCAGCAGGGCGCCGCCCCGATGCCAGCACCACGACGCCGGATGTATGAGGGCGCGCGGGTCAGCCGGCTGACCAGCGACTGGGTGACGGGCGGCACCAGCGCCGATGCGGAGATTAAGGGCAGCCTGCCGCGGTTACGGAACCGTTCGCGCCAGCTGGTGCGCGACAACGACTACGCGCGCCAGGCGATCCGTGCGGTGCGCAACAACGTGATCGGCACCGGCATCAGGATGCAGGCGCAGGTGCGGATGCAGCGCGGCGGCGGGCGTCTGGATCAAGCGGTGAACGATGCGATCGAGCTGGCGTGGTCTGACTGGGGGCGCAAGGACAGCTGCCACACGGCCGGCCGGCTGAGCTTCACCGACATCGAGCGGCTGCTGATCGGTGCAGTGGCTGAGTCCGGCGAGGTGTTCGTGCGGATGGTGCGCCAGCCGTTCGGTGCCAGCCGGGTGCCGTTCGCGCTGGAGATCATCGAGAGCGATCTGCTGGACGACAACTACACCGGCGGCAGCACGGTCGATGGGAATGAGTGGCGGATGGGCGTCGAGCTGAACCGCTGGGGTCGGCCGGTGCAGTATGCGTTCTTGACGAAGCATCCCGGTGATTCGTCGTTTGGGCCTAGCACCACGGCACGGCACCGGCTGGTGCCTGCTGCTGAGGTGCTTCATCTTTACCAGCAGGAACGCCCCGGCCAGACCAGAGGCGTGCCCTGGCTGGCGAGCGCGATCCAGCGGCTGCACATGCTGCAGGGCTATGAGCAGGCGGAGGTGGTGCGCGCACGGGCCAGCAGCAGCCTGATGGGTTTCATCACCAGCCCCGAGGGCGAGCTGCTGGGTGATGAGGTGTACGACAACGAACGGGTGAGCAACTTCGAGCCCGGCGTCTTCAAGTACCTGGCACCCGGCGAAAGCGTGACGGTGCCGCAGCTTGATGCACCTGATGGCCAGCTGGAGCCGTTCCTGCGCGCGATGTTGCGCGCGATGGCGGCCGGTGTGGGCTGCAGCTACGAAACGATCAGCCGGGACTTCAGCCAGACGAACTACAGCAGCAGCCGGCTGAGCCTGCTGGAAGACCGGGAGAACTGGAAGGCGCTGCAGCAGTACATGATCGAGAACTTCCACCGGCCGGTGTTTGAGGCATGGCTTGAGATGGCAGTGCTCGGCGGTGCGCTGAACCTGCCGGCCTACGAGACCGATCCCGATCGCTACCGGCGTGTGCGGTGGATGCCGCGCGGCTGGGCATGGGTGGATCCGGCCAAGGAGGTTGAGGCGTACAAGGAGGCGGTGCGCTGCGGGTTCAAGACGCAGGCGGACGTGGTGGCCGAGCAAGGCGGCGACCTTGAGGAGCTGCTGCTGGCGCGCAAGGCCGAGGTGGATCGCGCTGAGGAGCTGGACCTTTACTTCGACACCAACCCTGAGAACGAGCACGAAGCAATGGAGGATCCTGCAGCGGAGCCGGCGGAGAGTGCCGCTGAGGCTGATGACGCTGCTGCACCCGATAATGGACAAGATGACATCGAGGACACCGATGGACCTATCGCGTGATCTTGAAGGGCAGCTATTGAAGCGCGCCGAAGTAGCTGACTTCACGGTCAGCGAAGACGAGCGTTCGATTGAGTTCCCCTTCTCTAGTGAGTATCCCGTCGCCCGTTATTTCGGGAATGAGGTGCTGCAGCATGATGCGCGCAGTGCTGATCTGACCCGTCTGAATGACTCGGCACCGCTGCTGTTCAACCACGACCCCAACAAGGTGATCGGCGTGGTGGAGCGCGCGTGGATTGATGGGCAGAAGAAACGTGGCTACGCCACGGTGAAGTTCAGCCGCAATGCCTTCGCCCAGGAGGTGCTGGCTGACGTGAAGGATGGCGTTCTTCGGAATGTATCCTTTGGCTACGCGATCAACGAAATGGAGCAACGCGGCAGCGGTGATTTTGTCGCTACCAGCTGGGCTCCCTACGAGATCAGCGTGGTTAGCATACCTGCAGACCCCACTGTGGGTGTGGGTCGGTCTCTTGAGACTGATCCTGCGGCCTCCGCCGCATCACCAACCCCCGAAACAGAACCTGAGGTTCCGATGGAAAACACCCCCGACATCTCGGCGGTGCGGGCTGAAGCGGCTGCTGAGGCTGCAAAAGCCGAGCGCACCCGCATCGCTGGCATCACTGCCCTGACCGAGAAGTACGACATGGCCGACCTTGGCCGTCAGCTGATCGACGGCGGCCGCAGCCTTGATGAGGCCCGCGCCGTTGTGCTCGACAAGCTGGGCGCCAAGCCTGTTGAGACCGTGGCTCCGATCGAGATGGCTGCCCAGGAGCGGGCCAGCTACAGCATCACCGCAGGTATCCGCGCGATGCTGACCGGCGACTGGTCGAGCCGCGAGGCTGGGCTGGTGCGTGACCTCTCCCGCGAGGTGGAGAAGTCCGGCGTGAACAAGAGCGCTGAGCGCAGCTTCTTTGTTCCCTTCTCTGCACTGGGCGGCCAGCGTGCCACCTATGTGACCTCCGGCGCCACCACCGGCGGCAACCTGGTTGCCACCGATCTGCTGGCCGATGAGTTCATCGAGTTTCTGCGTAACAACGCAGTGCTGCTGCAGCTCGGCGTGCGCACCATGTCCGGCCTGGTCGGCAACGTGGCGATCCCCCGCCGCTCCGGTGTCGCCTCGACCTACTACCTGAGCACCCAGACCACCGCGATCACCCAGTCGGAGTCCCTCTTCGACCAGGTGACCATGGCGCCCAAGAACCTGGCCGCGCTGTCTAAGTACAGCCGCCAGACCCTGCTGCAGGGCACCCCTGGCATCGAGGAGCTGGTGCGCCGTGACCTGACCGATGGCATCAACCTCGCCATCGACCTGGGCATCCTGAACGGTTCCGGTTCCTCCGGTCAGCCCACGGGCATCATGCAGACCTCCGGCATCGGCTCGGTGGCGATGGGCACCAACGGTGGCGCCATCACCATGGAGACGGTGGTGGATCTGGAAGCTGCCGTGATGAACGTCAACGGCGTGGTGAACCCCGGTGCCGTGTCCTACCTCACCAACTACCGGGTGCTGGCTGCGCTGAAGAAACTCCGCGCAGGTGGCTCCACCACCGGCGACGGTCCGTTCCTGTTCAACATCGATGGCGCCACCATCGGCCGCGGTCCCACCCCCGGCATCCTGAACGGCTACCCTCTGGCCGCTTCCAACCAGGTCCCCAACACCCTGACCAAGGGCTCCAGCTCCGGCGTGTGCTCTGCACTGCTGATGGGCGACTTCAGCCAGGCCATGGTGGGCTTCTGGGGCAACGGCCTGGAGATCACCGTGGGCGAGGACCAGGACGACTTCCAGCAAGGCTCTGACCAGCGTTCGCGGCATTGTCACCTATGACGTGGCCGTGCGCGATCCCAAGAGCTTCGCGGCCATCCTCGACATCACCACCTGATAAGGAGGCGGGGGCGGGCAACCGCCCCCCTTTTTCGTATGAAGGTTCTGATCACGACTGACTGCGCCGCTGGGGGTGAATACCTTGAAGCCGGCAAGGTGTTCGAGCTGGACTCAAACGTGGCAGCTGAGCTGATCCGTTACGGCCGCGCTGTCGAGGCGCCGGCAGAGGATTCCAAAACCAAAACCACGCGGAAGAAGCCCGAGGCTCCCGCTACGCTTTCTGAATAACCGGAGACTGATCCATGGCGCTCGGTGACATAGCTGCGTTTGAAGTCCAGAGCTTGACGACTCTTACGGCTGCTGGTGTCACTAGCAGCATCGAGGTTTACGCGCAATCGGTCACCTTCCAGGTGACGGTTAGCAGCATTGGAACCAACGTCGTTATCAGGCTTGAAGGCAGCTTGGACGACACAAGCTTTTTCAACCTTGCCGCCGGTTCGGTGGATTACACGATCACCGCGAACGGCACCTACGCTTACGCGCTATCTGGCATTTCGGTGAAGCACATCCGCTTGCGGCTGGTGAGTTTTTCGGGCGGCACCCCTAGCGTTGCAACAAAGGTTGGAGCACTCTGATCATGGAAGCACTTCTGCCAACTGTTCTAGGGTCTGGCGGTAGCGGAGCATCCGCCGCCGGAAGCAACGGCCAACTGCAATACAACAATGCTGGCGCTTTTGGCGGCGTCAGCACAATGACGTTTGACGGCACTAGCGTCACTCTCGCTGGTCGTCTGATCAATAGCTATACCAGCGTTGCTAGCTCACCTGCCAAGGTCTTCACCGGCATTTGGTTCACCGGTGGCACGGCAACAACGACCAAGCCGCACTTCCTGATTGAACCCACAGGCACAACCAGCACTAACTGGAACACGAGCGGTACTGGTCTTGGTGTTAATGCTGCGAGTGGTTTTGCTGGGAACCTGCTTGATTTGCAGGTGAATGGGAGCAGCCTGTTTAGGGTTAACAATTCTGGTTATCCAGTATTTGCTAACTACATATCAACTAGTGGCACTAGCATTCGCGTTACGAGAAACGGAAACTTCTCATCAGGAGCGGAAGTTATCTCGTACATGGCGATTGATGGAATGCAGGTCAGGAGCGGGTGGGGTCTCGGCTGGGCAACAGGAGATGCAGGAAACTCTTCCAGTGATCTTGTCATCCTCCGCGACGCTGCCAACACCCTCGCCCAGCGCAACGGCACTAGCGCACAAGTCTTCCGGGTCTACAACACATACACCAGCAGCACCAACTACGAGCTTGGCAAGCTGGAGTGGAGTAGCAATGCGTTCCGCATCGGTACCGAGAAGGTTCCGGCGGTGGCACGGCACGCAACCTTGAGTTACAGACGGATGGGACGACACGAGTAACAATCGGCGCTACATCCGGTCATTTGACAAGCAGTAACGATGTTTACTGTGGGTCTAGTGCCTTTATTGGCTGCAACCAGAGGTCAATACTCTCAAGCCCTGCAGATGGGGTGATGCGTATTAGTAATTACGCAGTCAATGACTTTAACCGCCTTCAGTTTGGCGGAACCACCAGCAGCTTCCCAGCACTGAAACGCAACAGCGCTGTTCTTGAAACCAAGCTTGCTGACGATAGTGCCTACGCGCAGCACGCTGCTTCTGTTTTTCCAAGCTGCTACTGCGCATACCGTTAACACACTGCCCGCCACACCAACGGTCGGGATGATTGCTCGCGTCACTGACGCAACTGCACCCCGCTTGTCGGTGCAACCGTCACGGGTGGTGGATCTGCCGCTGCCCTCGTTTGGTACAACGGCACCAACTGGACCGTTATCGGAGTTTTAACCCTCATGGCTGACATCACAATCACTATCCCTGACGAGTTCGTACCTGGCGCTGTCGCCAAGATGTACGACATGAACCGCACCCGCGAGGTGCCCTACGCCGATCTGGACGAGTTCCTGACGGACTTTGCCACCAGCCTTTGCTCTGGTGCTTGCGTGGATTACAAGGTGGGTCCGTACTACATCGGTCCTATTGAGCCGCAGTTCAACGCTGACGGGACGCCGTTTGTGGCGGGGGTGCCTGATGGCGCTAACTGAAGATCTGAACGTCTTCCTCAACGACTTCGGCGTGAGCTGCACAGCTGGCGCTGTGACGGCGCTGGGGATCCTCGACATGCCGACGCAGGTGCTGGCGGGCGAGATGGTGCTCAGCACCGACTACACGCTGACGGCACGCTTTGCTGATTTTGGCGGGTTGAACTATGGCGACCCGATCACCGTTGCCGGCACCAACTATCAGGTGCGTGAAACGCGCCAGCTTGATGATGGTGCTTTCGTAGAGATAGGGCTGCAGAAGGTATGACGACACGCCGCGAGACCATTCTGGCCGCAGTGCGCACGGCGCTTACCGGCACCACCGGCGTCAGCACACGGATTTACCGCAGCCGCGTTGAACCCATGGCACGGGCTGAGAGCCCGGCGATCGTGGTGGAGCCGATCAACGACACGGCCGAGCAGAACACCAGCCTTCCTACGCTGGACTGGAGCCTGACGGTGCGGGTGGCTGTGATCGTGCGCGGCGCGATCCCAGACCAGCAGGCGGACCCGATCGTGGAGAGCCTGCACAGCCGGCTGATGGCAGACCTGACGCTGGGCGGTTACGCGATCGACATCCAACCGCAGAGTGTGAGCTTTGAGATGGTGGAAGCTGATCAACCGGCTGGCGTGATCAGCTGCGACTATCTGATCCGCTATCGCACCAGTGTGACTAATCTGGCAACAGCGTGATGGCTACGATGGTGGACGAATACCACGGGCAAGGCGGGACCTACCTGCTGGACCCGAAAACCGGCAAACGGAAGCTCATCGAGCGGACAGAGCCGGCCAATCCCTCACAACCCCCAACAGAGGTAGAGAGCGATGGCTCTGACACGCAGAGACTGATCCAGGTTAAGCGCGAGACCACCTACGGGACTGATAGCGCCCCTGTCGGCACCGATGCGCTGCTGGTGCGCAACCTGGAGATCACTCCGATCGAGGCTGATGTCGTCAGCCGCGATCTGATCCGCAACTATCTCGGCAACAGCCCCCAGCTGCTGGCCAACAGCCGCGTGAGCATCACCTTCCAGGTGGAGCTGGCCGGTTCCGGTACCGCTGGCACGGCGCCCCGCTATGGCTCCCTGCTGCAGGCTTGCGGCATGAGCGAGACCATTGTTGCCAGCACCAGCGTGACCTACGCGCCGGTGAGCGCTGCGTTCAGCTCCGCCACGATCTACTTCAACAACGACGGCATCCGCCACATCATGACCGGCTGCCGCGGCACCTTCACGCTCAACGGTGAAGTAGGCCAGATCCCCACGATCGACTTCACGATGGTGGGCGTCTACAACGCACCGACCGACACGGCACTGCCCACGACTACCTACAGCGCGCAGGCCAGCCCGCTGATCTTCAAGCAGGGCAATACCTCGGCGTTCCAGTTCTTCAGCTATGCCGGATGTCTCCAGTCAGTCAGCTTCGACATGGCGAATGAGACCGTCTACCGCGAGCTGGTTGGCTGCACCAAGGAGATCCTGATCACCAACCGTGCCCCCAGCGGCACCGTGTTGATCGAGGCCCCGGCGCTGGCGACCAAGGACTACTTCAACATCGCCCAGACCGAGACCACCGGAAACCTCACCTTCCTGCACGGCACCACTGCCGGCAACCGCGTCACCTTCACGGCTGGACAGTGCGATATCGCCAACCCGACCTACGCGGATCAGGATGGCGTGCAGATGCTGAGCATCCCTTACGTTGCGGTGCCGACCACGGCCGGCAATGATGAGCTGAGCCTCGCCTTCACCTGATAGGAGCCCTGCATGGCGTTTGTTCTCAAACAGTCCGACACCTACATCTGGCCGGTCACTTTTGATCTCCCCGTCGATGGTGGCCGCCACGAAAAACAGACGTTCGACGGTGAGTTCAAACGCCTACCGCAGAGCAAGATCGGCCCGATGGTGGCCGAGATGATGAAGCTGGAGGATCTGGGTGATCTCGATCGATTGAATGAGATTGCTGCTGAGGTGCTGGTCGGCTGGTCCGGCGTGACCGGCGACGACGGCAAGGAGATCCCCTACAGCCAGAAGGCGCTCGAACAGCTGCTAGAGGTGCCCTTCCTCGCCGTGGCGGTGTTGAAGGCTTACATGGACAGCATCAAGGGAGCCAAGCGAAAAAGCTGATCGAGGCCGCCGAGCACTGGGCAAGCGGCGGCGTAGTGGATGAAACGCAAGCAGACGCGGCAGCCCTTGGCATCGTGATGCCGGAGCAGCCGCCGGAGGATTTCGAGGTGCTTGAGGAAAACTGGCCAGCGGTGCAGATGTTCCTACGCCTCCAGACGCAGTGGCGCACCACAATGAGCGGCCTGTTGGGCCTCGACTATGGAGCTGTGGCGTGGCTGCTTAGACTGTACGAAGTGGAAGACCCGCGCGCTCTGCTGGAGGATCTGCAGGTGATGGAGGCCGCGGCGTTACTGAGCATCAACAGCCGGAGCAGCTGACATGGCGATGAACCTGCGAAGCCATGCTCCGCATCAAGGCGGACGTTCAGGGCGAGAACAACATTCGCCGGCTCGGCAACTCGATGCAGGGGCTGCAGGGGCAGGCCAAGAACGCGGCCGCTGGAGTTCAGCAGCTTGAAGGGTGCTGTTGCCGGCTTTGGTGCAGCGATCGCTGGCAGCGCGATCGTGGCTGGCGCTCACTGCTGTTGTGAAGAAGTCGATCGACGCAGGCGATGAGCTGTTCAATCTGCAGGCCAAGACCGGCGTGGCGGCCAGTGCGCTGATCGGCATCGGCAACGCAGCCAAGCTGGCTGACGTGGACCTTGGCACCCTTGGCAAGCGCCTTACCAAGCTGAACATCAACTTGGTCAAGGCCGCTGAAGGCAACGATGATCTGGCGCGCAAGTTCCAGGCGCTTGGCGTTCAGGTGAAGGGCACTGACGGGCAGGTGATCTCCAGCGACAAAGCGCTGAAGCAGATCGCGTGATCGCTTTGCTGACATGCCGGACGGTGCGCAGAAGGCCGCCGCGGCGGTGGCGCTATTCGGCAAGTCGGGTGCTGACCTGATCCCGCTGCTGAACGAAGGCGGCTGCGGCGATGGAAGAGTTCACCTACAAGGTGAGCGATGATTTTGCAGCGCGATCGGATCTGTTCAACGACACGATCACCAAGTTCGGCATCAAGGTGAACGGCTTTGGCATGGAGCTGACTGATGCACTGCTGCCGGCGCTGCAATCAATCCTTGAGGTGTTTGGCGATCTGTTTGACACTGATCAGGACTGGACGGTCCTGTTTGAGGTGATCAAGGTTGGCCTGCGCACTATTGCCACGGCGCTTTACGCAACCATCAAACTGGTCGATCAGTTCTTGAAGGCATGGGGCGCGACGTTCGACGCACTCAATAAGGCGAGGCAGGGCGACTTCGCTGGTGCTGGCCGGGCGCTTTATCAAGGGCTCACGCAAGGCATCGAGCAAGCCAAGCGTGATTTCCAGCAGATCCAGAAACTCTGGACCGATGCCCCATCACCCGGCACCGGGATGCGCCGCGGCGGGCGCAGCCTGGGGCTTGATACAACCGCTGCTGACAAGGCAAGCGATGCAGCTGCGCGCAAGGCAGCGGCTGGAAGCCAAGAAGGCAGCGGCTGAAGCAGAGCGCTTGGCGGAGCGCCGGCAAACATTGGGCCAACAAGCGCTTGACCTGCAGGAGCAGCTACGCCGCAGCGTGGAGGATGTGAACGCTGCCTATGCCGGTGTTGGCGCCAATGAGTTTGAGACGCTGGAGCTTCGGCGCAGCCAAGCGATCACCGAGAACAACCGGTTGGTAGATCAGCTCACCCGCGACGTGGTGAAGCTGGCGCTGGAGATCAACGAGGCCGGCGGCCAGATCGACATCAAGCCTTTTGAGGATCTGATCAACGCGATCTCAGAGGGCAACGTCGCGCTGGCGGACAAGGAGTATCAGCAGGGCCTGAAGGAGATTGGCGACCGTGCGGCTGAGGCTGCGATCGGCCTGCTTGAGTTCACTGATGCTGCGGAGCTACAAAGCCAAGCCATCCAAGGCGCAAAAGGCGGCATCAGCTCCTACCTAGAGAGCATCGGCACGCTGGGCGAAGGCATCAGCAACCTGACGCAAAACTCCATCAAGGGCCTGGAAGATGCCATCGTGTCGCTGACCACGACCGGCACCTTCAACTTCCGGCAGTTTGCCCTGTCCGTTGTTGAAGAAATGACCCGGATGGTGACGCGGCTGCTGATAATCGCGCCGATCCTGCAAGCGATCCAGAGCCTTATCCCCGGCGGCGGCATCGGCGCCAACTTCCCCAGCGGCGCTGGCCTGCTCTCCAAAGGCAAGTTGTTCCCCGGCGGGATCTTCGGCAACGGCGCAGCCTTCGACCGCGCTGGCATCCAAGCGTTCGCCATGGGCGGCGTGGTCAACCGCCCCACCATCTTCCCCTTCGCCAACGGTGGCGCCGGCCGCCTCGGTCTGATGGGGGAGGCCGGACCTGAAGCGATTATCCCGCTGAAACGTGGCCGCGGACGGCAAGCTGGGCGTGGCGGGTGGCGGCGGCACCAGCGTGATGGTCAACGTGGACGCCAAGGGCAGTCAGGTGCAGGGCGACAGCGGACGCGGCGAGCAGCTCGGGACGCGCGATCTCGCAGGCAGTGCAGGCAGAATTGATCAAGCAGAAGCGGCCTGGCGGCCTATTGGCGGCGTAACCCATGGCGACCTTCACTTACACACCGAGCTTTGAAGCCACCGAGAGCAGCCAGCCTCGGGTGCGGAAGTTCCAAGCTGGCGATGGCTATGAGCAGCGAGTGCGGTTTGGTCTGCACACTGATCCAAAGGAGTGGAGCCTGACGTTCGCCAACCGCGACCGACACCGAGCGAGACGAGATCCTGGCCTTCCTTGAAGCGCGTGGCGGTGTTGAGAGCTTCGACTGGACCTCACCACGCGGCATTGCCGGGAAATACGTCTGCGAGGAATGGCAGACCACGCTGAGCAACTGCAACAACAACCAGATCCAGGCCACCTTCCGCGAGGTGTTTGAGCCGTGAGTGTTCCCGTCTCAGAGCTGCAGCAGATCGCGCCCAGCGCCATCATCGAGCTATTTGAGCTGCAACTCAATGCAGCGCAGCATGGCTCCAATGACACCTATCGGTTCCATGCCGGGACCAGCCTCAACAGCAACGGCGAGCTGGTCTGGGCCGGCAACGCCTACCTGCGGTTTCCGGTCGAGGCCGAGGGGTTCGAGTACAACGGCCAGGGCACGCTGCCGCGGCCGAAGGTGCGCGTCAGCAACATCCTTGGCACGATCACGGCGCTGCTGCTCAGCCTGCCCAAGGGGCTCGACGGAGCCAAGGTGACGCGCATCCGCACGCTGGCGCGCTACATCGATGCGGTCAACTTCCCCGGCGGCGTCAATCCCTACGGCACACCGGACCCAACCGCCGAGTTCCCGCGCGAGATCTACTTCATCGACCGCAAGTCCACCGAGACGCGCGATGTGGTCGAGTTCGAGCTGGCGGCAGCGTTCGACCTCGCCGGCGTGCGCGCACCGAAGCGGCAGTGCATCGGCAACATCTGCCAATGGGAGTACCGCTCGACCGAGTGCGGTTACACGGGGACCAACTATTTCAACGAGAACGACCAAGCCGTGGCCTCGCTGGCGGCCGACGTGTGCGGCAAGAAGCTCAGCAGCTGCAAAGCGCGATTCGGCAGCACGGCTGAACTGCCGTTCGGCTCTATGCCGGGCATCGGAACCTACTTCACATGAGCTGGCAGGCCGCAGCGCTCGAGCACGCGCAGCAGGACGACCCCCGCGAAGCCTGCGGACTGCTGGTGGTGGTTAAAGGCCGCGAGCGCTACTGGCCGTGCCGCAACCTGTCGGCCGGCACCGAGCAGTTCATCCTCGACCCTAACGACTTCGCGGCAGCCGAGGATGCCGGCGAGATCCTCGCGGTGGTTCACAGTCACCCCGTCACCCCGCCAGTGCCGAGCCAGGCCGACCTGCTGGGCATCGAGCGCACCGGGCTGCCGTGGTGGATCGTCAACCCCAAGACCGGGGCATGGAGCCCTGAGCTGCGGCCATCGGGCTACAAGGCGCCGCTTATCGGCCGCGAGTGGGTGTGGGGGCTGACCGACTGCTGGACGCTGGCGCGCGACTGGTACGGCGAGAACGGTCTGCAACTGCCGGACTGGGAACGGCCGCTGACGCCTGAGCAGTTCGAGGCTGACCCGATGTTCGACGGCTGCTGGACGGCGGCCGGCTTCCAGCGAGCTGGCCGAGGATGATGAGCTGCAGCCCGGCGACGCGGTGCTGATGAGCATCAGCGGGCCGGGGCTCAATCACGTCGGGGTCTACCTCGGCGATCAGCTGATCCTGCATCACATCCGCGGCCGGCTGAGCAGCCGCGACCTCTATGGCGGGTGGTTGCAGAAGTGCACTGGGCGCCGACTGCGGCACTACGATGCAGGGAGGCTCATGCTGGGCTGATGTTGCGAACCATTCGCATTTACGGGCGCCTGGCCAAGTTTCTCGGGCGGCGCAAGTTCGAGGCCGAGGTGAGCAGCGCGGCTGAGGCCGTGCGCTTCCTGCTGACCAATTTCCCGCAGCTCGAGCGGCACATGGCCGATCAGCACTACCGGGTCAGCGTCGGCGGCTATGACCTGGCGCTCAGCGAGCTGAACGATCCGGCCGGCCAGCAAGAGATCAAGATCGTTCCCGTGGTGGCCGGTGCCGGCGCCGTGGGGCGGATCATCGCTGGTGTCGCCCTGCTGGCGGTCGGGCTGCTGGTGCCAGGCATCGGCGCTCTCGGTGTCCAGCTGTTGGTTGGCGTCGGCGCCAGCCTTGTCCTGGGCGGTGTGGCGCAGCTGCTGACGCCAGTGCCAACGCTGAACGGGGCCAGCACGACAGACACCAACAAGGACCCACGCAAGTCCTACAGCTTCCAGCGGCATCCAGCAGACGAGCCGAGCTGGAGTGCCGGTTCCGATCGTTTACGGCGAGACACTGGTCGGCTCGGTCGTGATTTCAGCCGGAATCGACACGGTGCAGACATGAGCAGGATTGTCGGCGCTGGTGGTGGTGGCGGGGGTGCTTCCTGGGCCACACGTTGGTCCGCACCCCTGGCGGGCTGTGCCGGATAGATGAGCTGCAGCCTGGCGATCTGGTCCTGAGCTTCGACGATCAGGGCACCTTGCATCAGGCGCAGGTGCTGAGGGTGCACGTCCACGACGGCGAGCGCGTGATGTGCTACCGGCTGTGGGGTGGCGCGGTGCTCGATGCAACGCCGAACCACTGGGTGCTGAACCAGTTCAACGCCTTCGTCGAGATCGGCACGCTGGGCCCCGACGACTGCCTGGTGGATGAGAACGGCCACCTCCGGCCGATCGTGGGGCGCGAGGAGAAGGGCACCGGCACGGTCTACAACCTGACGGTCGAGGGGCACCACACCTTCATCGCTGGCGGGATCCGCGTCCACAACGCTGGCCTCGGCCTGGGCGCCATTGCAGGGGCCGGCGGCGGAGGCGGCGGCAAGGGTGGCGGCGGCACGACCTACACACCGACCGAAGCCGGCGACACGCTCAACAGCACCCAGTACGCCAATCTGGTCGATCTGATCAGCGAGGGCGAGATCGAAGGCCTCAAGAACGGCCATCGGTCGATCTTTGTTGACAACACCCCGCTGCAGAACGCCGACGGCTCCTACAACTTCAAGAACGTCACCGTCACGACGCGCAACGGCACACAGGCGCAGTCCTACATCCCGATCGCGGCCGACGTTGAGAACGAGAAACCCGTCGGCGTGCAGGTGCTGCAGGCCACGCCTGTGGTGCGCAGCATCACCAGCAACACCGTCAACGCGGTCAGGGTGACCATCACGGTGCCGCAGCTGCAGGAGTTCAAGGACAACGGCGACATCGCCGGCTCCAACTTCAACCTGCAGATTCAGGTTCAGTACAACGGCGGCGGCTATACGACAGCCATCAGCGACCGGGTGGAAGGCCGCAGCGGCGACCAATTTCAACGCGACTACCTGATCAACCTGACCGGCGCGTTCCCGGTGGACGTGAAGGTGGTGCGGACGGCGGCCGACAGCGGCAGCGCCAAGATTCAGAACGCCTTCAGCTGGTCGAGCTTCACCGAGATCACTTACGCCAAGCTGCGCTATCCCAACAGCGCTCTGGTGGCGCTGCGGGTTGATGCCGAGCAGTTCAACTCGATCCCGAGCCGCAGCTATCTGGTGCGCGGCATCAAGGTCGCCATCCCGAGCAACGCAACGGTGGACTCGACCACCGGCCGGCTGACCTATGCAGGCATCTGGAATGGATCGTTTGGTGCAGCCCGGTGGACGACGGATCCGGCTTGGATCCTGTGGGACCTACTCACCTCGACCCGCTACGGGTTCGGCGATCACATCAGCGCCAGCCAGCTCGACAAATGGGCGTTCTATGCCGCCAGCCAATACGCCTCGGCGCTGGTGCCCAACGGCTTCGGCGGGCAGGAACCGCGGTTCAGCTGCAACGTCAACATCCAGACGCAGGAAGACGCCTACAAGCTGATCAACGACATGTGCTCGATCTTCCGAGCCATGCCCTACTGGTCCACCGGCGCGCTCACCGTCAGCCAGGACCGGCCGGCCGACTCGGCCTACCTGTTCACCTACGCCAACGTCAGCGAGGAAGGGTTCAGCTACCAGAGCGGCAGCTTGAAGACCCGGCCGACCGTGGCGGTGATCAGCTGGCTGAACCTCGACAAGCGCGACATCGACTACGAGGTGGTCGAGGACCAAGACGCGATCGCCAAGTACGGCGTGATCACCCGCGAGATCTCGGCGTTCGCCTGCACCTCACGCGGACAGGCGCATCGGCTGGGTGAATGGCTGCTCTATTCCGAGTGGTACGAGTCCGAGGTGGTCAGCTTCACCGCGTCGATCGACGCTGGCGTCATCGTGCGGCCGGGGCAGATCATCGAGATCAGCGATCCGATGCGGGCCGGCAGCCGCCGCGGCGGGCGCATCAGCTCGGCCACGACCACCGCCGTCACAGTGGACGACGCGACCGGCCTGACGATCGGCGCGGCCTCAACCCTGTCGGTGATCTTGCCCAACGGCACGGTGCAGAGCCGGACGGTTACCAACATCGCCGGCAACGTGCTCACGGTCAGCTCGGCGTTCAGCGCCGCGCCGAACAGCAACAGCATTTGGATCTACCAGACCTCGACGCTGCAGACCTCCACCTGGCGGGTGCTGTCGGTGCAGGAGCAGGACGGCGCCAGCTACACGGTGACGGCGCTGTCCTACAACGCCAGCAAATACGGCTACATCGAGCGCGACCTGCGGCTGGAGCAGCGCGACGTTTCCGATCTGAACGTGATCCCGGCAGCACCGACAAACCTGCAGGCGATCGAGGCGCTTTACGAGAACAACGGCCGAGCGCTGTCCAAGCTGGTGCTCAGCTGGCAGGCCGTGGCGGGCGTGAGCCAATACCGGGTGCGATGGAGGCCGCAAAACGGCAACTGGACCAGCTCAACGCAGACGCGGCTTGACTACGAGATCCTCGACACCAGCGCCGGCCTGTATCAGATCGAGGTCTACAGCCTCAACGCTGGCCTGAAGCAGTCCGTCTCACCGGCCAGTCTGACGTTTAACGCCTTCGGCAAGACCGCATTGCCGATCAGCCCCACCGGCATCTCCCTGATCCCGATCGACAGCGCCAGCGCAATCCTGAGCTGGGACCGCAGCACCGAGCTGGACGTACTGCTGGGTGGCAAGGTGCTCATCCGTCACAGCGTCGCGCTGACCGGCGCGTTGTGGGAGGAATCGCAAGAGATTGTCGCAGCCGCAGCCGGCAGCCAGACGCAGAAGCAGGTGCCGCTGCTCGAGGGCACCTATCTGATCAAGTTTGAGGATGACGGCGGCCGGCGTTCGTTGGTGGCCAGCACAGTGGTGGTGGACCTGCCGACGCCTCAACCACGGCTGATGGTGCAGACCTACGCCGAAGACACCGAGACCCCGCCATTCAGCGGCAACTACACCGACATGTTCTATGTCGGCAGTCTGGCTGAGCTGGGCGGCGCCAGCGGCATCGTGCTGAGCAACGGTGTTGCGGTTGACTCGATGGCCACCGATGGCAACTGGGATGGCCTGGCGTCGATCGACAGCATCGGCGGCGTCCTCAGCACCGGCGAATACGAGTTCGGCTCGACCTACAGCTTCCCCGGCGTGTTCGATGCCAACCTGCGGCGCCGGCTGGTGTCGCAACCGTACCTGCCGGGCGACTTCATCGACGACAAGACCGACCCCATCGACAGCTGGGACTTCATCGACGGGAACGGCGGCGATCGCGTCAACGCACTGACCTATGTGCGCACGACGCAGGATGATCCGGCCGGGACACCAACCTGGAGCGCATGGCGTGAGTTCAGCAACGCGATCGTGCGCGGACGTGGCTTTCAGTTCAAGACGATTGCCACTAGCGACGACCCGGCGCAGAACATCGTCATCGAGCAGCTCGGCGTTGACATGGAGCTACAGCAACGCACCGAGCAATCAGCAACGCTGACAAGCGGCGCGGGCACCTATACGGTCACCTTCAGCAATGCGTTCTTTGCTGCGCCGAGTGTTGGCGTGACGGGCTTCAACATGGCAACCGGCGATTATTTCACGATCGCATCCGTGACGCGCACCGGGTTCGCGGTAACCTTTAGGAACAGTGCCGGCAGCGCCGTGAGCCGTCAGTTCACCTACACCGCCATCGGGTTCGGGAGGCAGATCTAGTGCCACAGGCTGATCTCAACGTCGCCAACCAGTCAGGGCTGGCATTTAGGCAAGACCTGAACAATCAGCTGCTGGCGCTTGGCACGCTGATGAGCGGGTCATCAGCGCCGAGCACGACGTACGCTTACATGCTGTGGGCGGACACCAGCACCAGCCCGGCGACCATCAAGCAGCGCAACGGCGCCAACAGCGCCTGGATCGTTGTTGGCACCGCTGATACGGTGAACTGGGGCCTGCTGCCGGCTGCCACTGCAGCATCGACCTATGCGCCACTGACCGGCACCGGCGCGTCGGGCACCTGGCCGATCAGCATTAGTGGCAACGCGGCAACGGCGACGACGGCCACAACCGCAAACTCGCTCAGTGGCGCGGGACCGCTCAGCGCGACCGACTACACCTATACGGCTGATTTCCCCAGCGTGCGGCCGTCGCTGCTGCTGGACTTCGCCAACAGCAAGGCGTTGGATCCGAGGGTGTCGTTCTCGCGGGCAACGACGGCCACCTATGTCGGCGCGGATGGGCTGATCAAGACGGCTGCGATTAACGAGCCGCGCTTTGATCACAGCCCCAGCACGGGCGAGAGCTTGGGGTTGTTGATTGAGGAGGCGAGGACAAACATCATCGTCAGCTCGCAATCTTTTAACTCCGGCGGCTGGAACCAGGATGGCATTTCGCTTACAGCGAGCGCAGGCACAGCACCTGACGGAACAAATACGGCTACCTCTATTGTTCAAGGCACTGCCAACAACCGGACCTATCATTTTGACAACTCTGGAGTAACCGGAAGCAAGGTCTTTTCAATTTTTGCTAAGGCTAATGCGGGAACGTCGCTGGAAATAAGATCAATAGGTAGCATGTCGCCCAGCGCAACAGCAACTGTCAACCTTTCCAGCGGGACTGTTTCCGGCTTTACAGGTGCAACAATTGAGAAGTATCCAAACGGGTGGTACAGAGTGCTACTGCCAGTCAGCGTGAGCACAGCAAGCGGCAGTTCCACCTACTGGACGATTTTTGGGCCTGCATCTTCCGTTCTTATCTGGGGCGCACAGCTAGAAGCCGGCGCCTTCCCCACCAGCTACATCCCCACCGTTGCTGCCACCGTCACCCGCAGCGCTGACGTGGCGCAGATGACGGGGACGAATTTCAGCAGCTGGTACAACCAGAACGAAGGAACCGTGTTCTGCGACTTTTCCCCCGAGCGCACAAGCAACGCAACCAGATGGGCAGCGCAGTTTGGAAGTACGACAACAACCGGACCCAACGCGTTCATCATCGGCAAGATAGGCGCAAGCTCTTTGTACGCAGAAACAAGGGTGTCGTCGGCTGGTCAATACTCTGTTAGCCAAGCAATGACTAGCAGCAGAGGCAAAATTGCCTATGCAGTAGCAAATGGCAGCCATCGAGCAGCCTTTGATGGCACCTTGGCGACAAGCGGGACTGGAACATTCGCAGCCCTTAGCGACACTATCTTGCACATCGGCAAGAATGTTGCGGGTACAGAGATCCTGTGCGGCACAATTACTCGCTTGGTTTACTGGCCGAAGCGCCTTGCTGACGCCCAAATCCAAAACCTCACGGCCGTCTGACCATGACGCACTACCTCCGATTCCTTGACGAGATCGCTGGCATCGCCGCCCTGGAAGCTGCCGGCATGTATCGACCCGCAACCGAGGAAGACCCCGGCGGGCCGATCTCAGCAACGCTTGACTACGCCCTGGATGTGGTCGGCCTGATCGTGGACACCCCGGCCGAGCTGGACGATGACGGCAACGTCATCACCCCAGCGACCTACCTGCCCGGCTGGCACGTCAACTACATCGGTGATCTGCCAGAAGCATGGGCGGATTTCGTCGTGCATCCAACCAATCCCATCCGCGTCTTTGCAGGTAACGTCTGATGCCCAAGCTCGTAGGCACTGGCCTGAACCAGGTTCCGATGAATTCCATGCTCGGCGGCATGGCGTTTCAGGACATCAGCTCATACTTCCGCGAAGCGCAGCCGGCAGCGGTCGCCAGCACCAGCGGCACCGCCATCGACTTCACCGGGATCCCCGTCTGGGTGAAGCGGATTCAGGTGATCTTCAACGGTGTTTCGCTGTCGGCCACCGCCAACCTGCTGGTACAGATTGGACCATCTACCGGCTTTGAGACCAGCAGCTACGCCAGCGCCAGCTCTTATGCCGGCAGCAGCGTGGATAGCGGCGCTGCATCGTCCACATCCGGGTTTGTCATCCGCGCCGGTGCAGCTGCTGCGGCGACCAGTGGCCTGCTGCAGCTCACCAACGTGAGCGGCAATATCTGGGTTGCATCGTTTGCCGGCTGTCGCAGTGACGGCGGCGTTGCGTCAAGCAACACCGGGGGCGGCACCAAGACACTGGCTGCCACGCTGGAGCGGGTGCGCATCACCTCGACCAGCACCGACACATTCGACGCCGGCTCGATCGGCATCATTTACGAAGGCTGATGGCAGTCCGCAGCAAACAAGGCACCGCTCGGATCGACCACCAGGCCGGGCCGCCCAAGACCACCAGCATCGGGTACGGCACACGGTCACGGCCCCGGCGCCGGGGCAAGAAACCGCTCAGAGGGCAGGGCCGGTAATGGATGCCCAGACCCACGAAAACTGGCGCAAGGTCAAGGACGCGCTAGAGCGGGCAGGGAAAACTGACAATCACTACTACCGGCGGGCGCTTGCCATCCTGGCCGGGATGCCCGACCCATTCGATCGCTACGATGTGATCGACGCGGGCCGCCCCGATGGCAGACGACCCTAAGACGGTAGGCAGCGTTCTGACTGCTTCCCTTCCGGCAGCCATCGCCGCTGGCCTGTTTGCCATCGGGGCACTCCTGGTCTCCATGCAGGTGCAGGCCGCGCGGATCGAGGCGACCGTGCAGGCAACAGCAAGCGCCATCCAAGAGCTGAAGACCGACGCACGCTCTCAGCTCGCTGACCTCGACAAGCGGGTGCGCGTGCTCGAGATCAAGAACTAACCTGAGGGCATCAGCTCATGCTCGACATGGACGCTCAGACAGCCGCGGTGATCGCGATCGTCATCGCAGCCGGCAGCGAGATCATCGCCATCAGTCCGCTCAGGTCCAACAGCTGGGTGCAGCTCGTCCTTCAGGCGCTGCGGCTGCTGTTCCCCAAGCGCTGACTCATGGCCAACACCGCACCGATCACGCTCGAGCAGCTGTTCCGGTTCAACCGCGGGCTGCCGCACCAGCTGGCAGCGATCGAGCAGCTCGAGCAGGATCTGGCCGTCAACGGTTACGCGGCTGCGATGCGGCGTGATCGGCCCTGGTTCCAGACCTGGAGCCAGGACGGCAGGCAGGTGGACCTCGGCGATGCGCTGAAGCTGATCCAGCAGTTCGAGGGCTGTCACCTCGACGCCTACCCCGACCCGGCCAGCGGCGGCGAGCCGTGGACGATCGGCTGGGGCACGACGCGTTACAGCGACGGCCGCAAGGTGCAGAAAGGCGACCGCACCAACCGCGTCGAGGCAGACATGCTGCTGCGGCAAGAGGTGGACCGGATCACCGAAAAGCTGCGCGCGACGGTGCCCTACTGGCGCGAGATGGCCGACCATCAGAAGTGCGCACTGGTGAGCTTCGCCTACAACCTCGGCAGCGGGTTCTACGGCGCGGCCGGGTTCGAGACGATCAGCAAGCGCCTACGCGAGAAAGATTGGCCCGGCGTTCCCGATGCCCTGCTGCTCTACCGCAACCCCGGTACCAACGTGGAGGCTGGCCTTAAGCGGCGCCGCATCGCAGAAGGTGACCTGTGGGGGCGTGAGCGGCAGACCACCGGACCGATCTCCGCGATGTTCACGCCGGAGTCGCCCTTCTCCCACAAGCTCACGCCGCACATCACCTACGGCGAGTTTGCGCTGAACCAGGAGGCCCGCCGCTTCGATCACCAGCACCAGTGCGACACAGCGATGCGGCTGGCGCAGTTCCTAGAGCGTGCGCGCGCGCAGTTCGGCGGCCGGCCGGTGGTGATCACCTCCGGCTACCGGCCAGCAGCGATCAACAAACTGGTGGGTGGCGCCTCGGGATCAGAGCACCTGTACGACGATCCCGGCGTGGGGGCGGTGGATTTCGTGATTGAGGGAGTGGACATGATGGCCGTGCAACGCTGGGTCGATCAGAACTGGCCGTACAGCCTCGGGTACGCGGCGCCAAAATTCATCCATCTTGGAATCCGGCGCGGTGCTCCTCGCGTCAGGTGGACGTATTAGGGCAGCCAAGCCCAATCCCTGCGGCTCTTGATAGTGCTGACGCGCGACCGACTGACCCCATAATCCAACGCAATTTCTCGGTGAAGTCGAGTGTCTGCCCTGATGGCTAAAACGGCTTGCTCCGTCAGCTTTGCACCGCCATGGCGCTTGCCTTTTGAGTTGGTGCCATGCCGGCGGGCGTCTTCGTAGTTCTCAGCCCGTGTTCCCCATCGAAGGTTTTCAACGCGGTTATCTGCTCGGTTTCCGTTGCCATGGCAGGCTTGGTGTTTTGAGCTTTGTCTTGGACCAACAAACGCCTCAAGCACAAGCGAATGGGCGTAGCAAGCCCGCGCGGCACCTGCGCGCCTGAGGTTGTAGGAGACGTAGCCCAAATGCTTGCTTGGCTTAGTGCTCAAAATCCTTGCGCTTTGCAAGCTCCGCACTCTGCCTTGGTTTGACACTTCGTAAAGCCCTTCGTAGCCGACAACGGGCTTCCACACCTCTACGCTGGTGATCATCGCCTGGGATCTGCAGGTGGTCACGCTCCAGGGGCGGCAACCCGCTGGGGCACCCAAATCTTACTGCTGGTGCATGGCTCCCCTGCCCGACTACGAGATCCACGACCTGTGCAAGCGGCACGCGATGGTGGTGCCCTTTGACCCCAACCTGGTGAACCCGGCCAGCATCGATGTGCTGCTGGGCGATCGCATCATGATCGAGGTGGCCGAGACCCCGCAGCTGCAGATCCACGGCATCGCCGGTCACACCGCAGAGGATCCGTACCTGCTGCAGCCGGGTGAGTTCTGCTTGGCCGAAACCCGCGAGATCTTCAACTTGCCCGACTGCATCGCTGCGCAGTTCGTGCTGAAGTCGAGCCGCGCGCGCGAGGGCCTCGAGCACCTGCTAGCCGGGTGGTGCGATCCTGGCTGGCATGGCAGCCGGCTGACGCTGGAGCTCAGCAACGCGCGCAGGAAGCACCCCGTCGCGATCTGGCCCGGCATGAAGATCGGCCAGATGGTGTTCCACAAAATGGAGGGCATCCCCGGCCGCAGCTACGCCGTCACCGGCAGGTACAACGGCGACCTCGCTGTGACCGCCAGCAAGGGCTAGCCTGATCGCGGAGAACGATCCTGTGGGACAGAGCCCCGGCCTGCGCAGCTGGGGCTTTTATTTGGCCATTGGATGCTTTAGCTCTGCCATGCGCAGCCGGTGGATCCTGATCGGCGCTTCGGCCGGGTCATCGAGCGGGATCATCGTGTAATCGTCGCACCCGTGTCGCTCTGCCCAGTGCTGCGCGGCCACGTGCGTCGGGAACGGCCCGACATGCCACGGGCCGATGCGGAGGATGTAGGTCATTTCAGGGATGGGTTGCGTTGTTCAGCGGTCAGGCTCGGGTGGCTGTCCCAGTCGTCTTCAGGCTCAGCGCAGGCGGCGTGCTGCTCGATCCACTGCTCACCCAGCCATGCGGCTTCATGCAGTGAGATCGGCAGCTGCAGCGCTTGCTCAGCGCCGCACAGCTCGCAGCGAAAACACGGCGGCTGGCTGGTGAGATCGACGACGCAGTGATCGGTGGTGCTCATCGCTCGATGCCGTTGAGGCGATCAGCCACCAGCTGCGCATAGCCAGCGATGTCGTGCCAGCTGTCCGCATAGTCGGGATCGCCGTTGATGATCCGGGCGATCTTGTGGCAGATCATGTCGAGGGCCTCCTGCTGGTCATCGGCCAGCTGCTTTTCGCGTGCTTCCAGCGCATGACGGATGACGCACTTGAGCTGCTGGGTCACGAACGCATGGCCGATGAAGCGGCCGTAACGCTGGCCCCGCTCGGTGAGCGTGGTGGTGATGTCGGTGGTCACTCGTCCACCTCCCAGCCGGCCAGCTCGCCGGCGGCTTCGAGCGTCAGTATGCGCGCCAGCTCGTGAACGCTCAGACGCGGCTCGCGCTGGTGCATCAGCGATGATCTCGGCCGCCAGGTGCTCCAGAACGGCGCCAGCGCACATCTCGGTCCAATCATCAAACGGTCCGGCCAGTTCGTGGGCTTCAGAAAGGGCCGCGGTGCAGCGGCCCAGAAGGGTGTCGTTCACTTGAGGGCACCCCGGCGCTCTTGCTCGATCACCAGCTCCTTCAGGTAGGCGGCGTTGCGCTCCTTGTGGATGCCGGTGAGCTTTGGGTGCTGAGCGCACAGGTCAGCGATCTGCATGGCCAGGCTGGCGTCGGAGAGGGTGCGGGTGGGGATGCGCATCGGTCGGTTGCGTTGTTGAACTAACTATACCCCGCAGACGGTGCACCCTGCGGATCAGCGCCGGCCTGTTCACAATCCGTCACACAAGTGTCAGAAACTTGCACTCCTTTCTGACGGGCTGCTCGGCAATAGGAAGCAGCCACCACCTACTCATGGCAAACCCGGTCTCCGCTGCAGAAGCCGCGCTTTCTTGTTGGATCACCGATCACCTGCTGCCATTGGCCTGCCGGTGCAACGATGTGGACGCATCAGTGTCCTACTCCGAGACCTTGGCTCAGGCCAACATGCTGTTCATATTCTTGGAGCTGCTGGCCGAGCACTGCGATCAGCCGGACTGATCCAGTCGCGCCCGCTACCGTTACCGCAGCGGCGGCCAGCCCATGCGGGCGTTCTACCTAGAGATCACCGCCAAGCTCATCATCCGATCGGACACCGACCCCGACGACCTGCCAGCGGACATCTACTCCCAGCTGGCCGAGTTCATCCCCTCCGATGAGGACATCATCGACATCGAGGTGAACGCTGTCCCCCTGCCGCCGGACATCTGTGGATCGACACCGGATTGACGAAACCCGGCTGGTCACCCGGCGATCAGCCCGTGATCAGATCCTCCTCGCCTGGAACTACCGCTGCGCCTACTGCGGCGATGATCTCGGCCGGAGCCCCACCATCGATCACATCATCCCCAAGGCGCACGGTGGCACCACGGTGCCGAGCAACCTCGTGGCCTGCTGCATGGGCTGCAACTGCTCCAAAGGCCACAAGCCATGGGTGGACTGGTATCGCGCACAGCCTTTCTGGACAGCACTCGGTGAGTGGGCGATCGCGCAGTGGCTGTCGGATGGCGCTAATCTTGCGGCCTAGACCTTTTTCGAGGGCTAGGCGGTACCGCAGCGCCCGGCTGCGGTGAGGCTGGCACCGCGTGAGGACCAGCCACCGGGCAACCCATTGCACAGCCCGATGCCGAGGCAGAGCGGGAACACAGTCAGGCTACGGCAGGATCCGGCTGCACACCCACAGCGCGATCAGGCACGTCGCCCAATACTCCACCACCAGCACCAGCACGTCGTGGAGCATCAGCGGCCGAGCATGTGGTCCAGATACAGCTCGGCCTGCCACAGGTCGGAGCTGTAGCGGCATGTGCCGCCAACGCAGCTGCGGTAGTAGACCTCGCCCTTCACAGGCATGAGCGTCTCAATGCTGCCGCCATCGCGCTCGGTGCGGCTGAGCACCTCAGGACCGAACATAGAGATCACACCTGGCCGCATAACGGCCGCCGCTTCTCTTTGATTCTGGCAACTCATACCCGCAGCGCTGGTGCCCCATCTCCCAGAAACGGCAATCCCAACACATTGGTGCACCACCTACAGGCCGCAGGTTGGTGACCGCTGCGCGATAGATCGATTGCGCCCGCAGCAAGGCTTCCTGCAGCTGCACGGTGCCAGTGTCGGCCTCGATCTGCAGCTCTGGCTTTGGACCGAGCACCACGCGCGCGTGCCAGTTGCGATCGGAGCGGCTGCACACCAGCAGCAAACGGCCGGCGTGCAGACTGATCACTCTTCCTCGCCGTAGGCCGGCTGATGGAAGATTCGCTCCAGCTGCATTGAGGCTGGCTCTGACTGGCCGTTGGTGACGTAGTGCCGCCACAGGATCCGCTGGATCGGCGGCCGTGAACACGGTCGGCCAGAACCATCTCCTTCACCACCACCAGACTGGTGCGGGGGCTGCGCACCAGCACCCACAACGCAAGACGCTCGATCAGGCTCAAGCCGGGCAGCAGACGCATCATCCCTCCAGTTTGCCGAGCAGTCGCCGTAGATACCACTGCGCCTTGGCTAGAGACACCGCCTCACCCTTGTGGCGCTCACGCCAGGTGTATTTGATCACGTTCCCCTTGCAGTAGCCGCGGAACTCCTCAGGCGTCAGGGCAGCCTCGATGGCGTCGATGCACTCGACACCACCCTGCTTGTAGTGGTCTGGGTTGATCGGATCGCTCATGCCGCCACCTGCTGCTCGGCGTTCTTCCACTTCTTGCGGTTCACGATCTCGCTGACGTGCGGCACGCTGATGCCGTAGGTGATGGCAATGCTGAGCATCGTCTCACCCTTGGCGTACAGCTGCCGGATCTCGATCGCGTTCTGCGGTGTCAATACTGCAGTGCTGGGGATGTGGCCAGCCTTGAAGGTGCTCACGCCCACTTCTCCCCAGCAGCTGAGCGCGGCACACCTGGATGGCTTGCTGCGCGTTCTTCTGCGTCATCACCGACTCGGTGGCATCCATGGCACGCACCACGCGGTCGAGCAGATCGGGGTAGTAGGTGTCGCGGAAGTTAGCGGCGATGTCACCGCAGAACTCCTCCCACAGTCCGGTGTAGGTGCTGCAGGTCCGGCCGCTGCGTTCATAGAGCGCATCCATCATGTCGGCGCGTTGTTGATCCAGCTGGACTCGGTTCATGGGTCTAGAAATTGGCGGACGTGGAGCAGCTCAGCGCAGAGCTGCTGGCGGTTACGGATGCCGGGCACGGTGCTCAGCTGGTCGATTCTGATGTCGATCAGCTGCTGCAGCCGCTCGCGTTCATCCTGCCTCCCCTGCCGGTAGGCGCCGGTGTCGCTGAGCAGCTGCTCGAGGCGGTGGCGGATGTCACTCATCAGGCAACGCCTCCAATGCGCGGCGGATGGTGTCCCAGTCAGAATCTTCTTGAAAGTTGCAAGGGTATTTATCCTTGGAAATCCGCCGTAGTGTCTCCAGCGCCTGCTCCTTCAAGCTTGACGGTTTGGGGCGGCGAGCGGCGCGGAGTTCTCGTAGAAGACCGGCAGTGTTCCACTCTTTTGCTTGAGTAAGAAAGAGCAGACACGCCTCCAGCTCCTGATCTGCGCCCCATTGGGCGGCAATAAGTGGCAACGTGCCGACATAAATCAGCTAGATCTTCGTAATGAGTACCATTGCTAGCTGCCCACTGCCGCACCAGCTCCGGCGGTGGGGTGATGGGGTGTTGGTCAGTCATTGAGCAGCCCTCCATCCACAAGGGCATCGCACCACTCTTTGAATGGCGCTTCGATCTGAGTCATGGTTTTGTTGTCGATGGTTTCAGGGTTGCGGATCATGCCAATGGCAAGACCAAGGGCGTTGCCAAGGCGATCCTCAAGGCTGTCGAGTGGGGTGAACTTGTATTCGGTCATATCTCCGCCTCCTGCTCAAGCGCAAATACAAGAGCTGGCGGGAAGTGGTGGTCTGGATTGCTTGTCATCCACGCTGCCACTTCGCGGATCGCGGCGCGGGCTTCGGATGCCCAGTTGACGGCTTCCTCATCGCGCTCCAAACCGTATTCGATCCCGCTGATAGCAAGCGCTACCCGCCGCACCAGCGAACTGTCTGGTTTGGTCGGATAGTTGGAACTTGAAAGTGGCGCTGATGAGTTGGGCGTGAGCAGATCGGTGATCTGCTGCGCGCTGCTCTGGTGTCAGTTGCAGCGGCTCGTTGATCTCGTAAACCTTTGGTGTTGGACGCTTGGTGGCTTCCAGTGCTTCAACCCGACTCGCAAGAGCCAGAATGTTGGCGCTGGTTTCGACGATGTGCTTGTGCGCCGCAGCCTCCAGCGCCTCGACCCTGGCGCGGAGTTCGAGAAGGCAGGACTCAGTGGCAACAGCGGCGAATTTCTGCACATTTGCCCACTGTTCGGGGGTTGCTTTGTAGTCAGTCATCTTCATTGGGCAGAAGTTCTAGGAGTGAGTCGATGGCAAGCCCGGTGGTGTTCTCCGCGCCGGGCGTGTAATACTGCGCTTCGACTAGCGCCAACCGCAGTCGCTCAACGACTGGCCAGGGATCAGATAGCTCCGTGGAGAAGGCATCAAACGGAGCGGGGTGAAAGCGAGTCATCACTTGGCCTCCTCTTGCAATAGTTCAGCAAGCTCTTCAAAAGGTGCCAGCCAGTCGTCGTCGCGTCTTCGGTCGATCAGCCACGCCGCCACCTCGCGGATCGCGGCGCGGGCATCGTCGTGCCACAACTCCGACAAAGCGTCGTCGTCAGTGATTGCGCTCGCCACACGCTCTACCAGCGACCGACGAGTTGTTGCCATGTCCCGAGCATCGTTGGACTTGTGCCCAGCAAATAACGCATCGGCGTAGGCGGTGAGCGTAGCGGCCTGCTCATCAGTGAGCCAGCTCTCCACCTTGCCGGTGGCGCGGTTCACCTCACGGCGGGGCCGAATCCCAAGAATCCCGAGCCACTTGTACGCGATGACGATGGCGCAGCCGCGGTCCTTGATCCAATGCCTCAGAAGCACCAGCGACCGACAGTTGTTAGCCATGTCCCGAGCATCGGCGTGAGCAGATTAGTGATCCGCTGCGACTAACGCATCGGCGTAGGCGGTGAGCGTAGCGGCCTGCTCATCAGTGAGCCAGCTCTTCAGCTTGCTTGGTGGCGCGGACTCAACCTCACGGCGGGGCCGAATCATGTAGAATCCCGAGCCACTTGTACGCGCTGGACTTGGCGCAGCTGCGTGTCGCGATCCAGTTCGGATACCAGCACCCGCTCCACCAGCGAACTCCTAATTTGGCGTGGATCTAGGCGTCGGCATGGTCAGCTTCCAGCGCCTCCACCCTGGCGCGGAGTTCAAGTCAGGCAGCGAGCGTCTGCACGGTCACTCGCCCGTTGCGCTTTGCAGCTCCCAATCTTCCGGCTTTGCTTTGCAGTCCATCACGCCACCTCCACCGTGGCACCAGGCCAGCGTGCTTGCGCGTATTTGATCGCGTGGCGCTTGCTCTCGGCGCGGGTGATCCACGTCATCGGGCTGGCACTCTGCGGGTAGACGATCAGCCGATACTCACGGGTGCGGGTCTTAGTCCGCGGCCGGCTGATGCCGTCGCCGTGCTTGCTGGTGGGCAGGTCTTCACGCCATTGCCAAGGAAGCATGGCGCCAGTGATCTCAGGCATGGCAATCGGCTTCAGTGTTGATCCATTCAATTTGCGACCACCACTCGAGCCATGTGTCGGCGGCGATCAGCTTGGCCTCGCACAGGCTGCGCGCCTGCACGCACTCAATCACGTTGGCGGCTTTGATCTGGAAGTAGAAGCGGCGCTCAGTCATGACGCACCACCTGCTGCGTGCCGGAGTGAGTGGGGCTGTGGTGTGCGCCGGACTCGATGCCGATCATGGCGAACACAGCCGCGGCAATCAGTAGGCAGATGGCGTTGTTGATGCGGTTGATCATGATGCGAGCGCCACACGGACGCGGTAACGGGACAGGTTGAGGCGGGCGGCGATCTGTCGCTGGCTGAGACCCGTGCGACGCAGGATGCGAACGCGGCGGGTTTCGGATGCAGTGAGCCAGTCGATCACTGCCACTACGAACAGCAGCGGCAGGATCAGCTTCCAGATCACCAGCAGAGTGGCGGTGAGCATGGTGGTGTAGATGGGTGAGCCGGACCAACCGGCGGTGTGGGCTTACTCAGGCCGTGTTGGGCTCGTGGTGACGCGTCGTGTGCCCGGTTCCGCGGCGGTTGAGTTTTGCGAGTGGACCGCTCCCCTCGTTCCGTCATCCTACACCGTCGGCGGTGTACGTCAGCGGCTAGTGCAACATTCCTTCACACTGCGTTGGTGCCCACGGCCAGCTGCGCAGGCACCCGCAGAACGGGCACGCTTTTATTCGTGTCCGGCGTGCGCCCCCAGCCGATCACCGCGACGCTCACAGGCAGCTCAACCGTGTACCAGACGTGCTTGCAGTCCACGCACCTGCGCTGGCGAATCACCTTGTCCGCATCCTTCCCATTGGTGGCAATGGCCCGAATCTCCCTGCTACCGCAGCGTGGGCACTCCATCGGTATCCTGAACTTGTACCCCGCCACTATGGCACAGTGAACTTCGGTGAGTGGATGGCGGTGGAACTCTCCACCGAGCAGCAGTTCGAGATCGAAAAACAAGCCCGCGCCCTGCTCGAAAGCAAAGACGCGGGCCTCCTCGCTGCTTCTCTCCTCAAACAGACCTGCTACCAGCAGCAGCTGCTGCAGCAGGCCGTCAACGAGATCGCACGCCTTGAGTGCGAGCTGATGGGCTGGCCTAGAACAGATCGGCCTCAGTGATCTCGGTCACCACGCCATCGGTCGCAGCAGCCAGGCTCTGAGCGGCGCTCTGTGCAGTCACAGGCGGCACCCAGTCACGCGGCGGCTGCGCCACAGCGCTCACATACGCCAACCCCTTGCTGCTGGTCTTCTTCCAGCCGCTGATCGGCACCTGCACGCTGCCGTACTGATCCGGCGTCTGACTCATCACGAACGCGCAGAACGCGTCCAGCTCCTCCACCTTCACGCTCATCATTCCGCTGAAATCCACCTTGCTCTCAGGCTTGGTGGACTTGAAGATCGCCAAGTTCAGCTTGAAGCTCATGATCAATCGGGGGTAATGGTGTTGGCCTGTTCGTATTGCTCCACCTCGGCCAAGAGGTAGCGCACGAAACCGGGCGTGCGGAAGTACGCAGGCCCCTTACCGGTCTTGCGCCATCGCAGCAGCGTGTCACGACTGACACCCCACCGCTCGCATAACTGCGTGGCGGTTAAGTAGTTAGAAGATCTCATCGTCATCCGTTGCAGCGGCTGCTGTTTCGGGCTGCAGCTTGGCATTCAGATCGGCCACGCTTGTAGTTGCAGGTGCTGCGCTCACCGTTACCGGCTGCACGTCGAGCACCTCCTCTTGGCTCTGCATACCGAGCAGCATGTCACTTGCATACAAACGGCCCCAGAAGGCCGCAGCGCGGTAGCGGATCATCAGCTCCGGCATGGTCTGCCACTTGCTGCCGCTCTTGGTGGCCCATCCTTCCTTCTTCGCCATCGCCATAGTGACCGCTGGACCTTTCAGTTCTTGGCTGCTGGCCAGATCGGTGGCCACTGCATAGCAGGCCAGGCCATCGCCTTCACCGCTCATCTCAAACCGCAATGGGCTAAACCGGCCGCAGCCATTGACCATCGCGATGATAAAGCTGCTGCTCCACGATGGGCGGCCATGGATCACGTGCAGGTGCTGCATCGCCAAGAACGGGCTAATCCCCATCCGGCCTGCGATCTCAAGCGCGACAAGGCAGTTGGCGAAACCCTGCTGCCCCTGGAACTGCGGCGGTATCAGCGTGCTGCTGGCGAGCGCCTTGGCGATGCGCTGCGCATCCTCGAAAGCCTGAATGCCACTGAACACCGAGCCTGCGGGCTGGGTGGTGGTGAGTGCTGTGCTGTTCGTCATCAATACATCTCGATCTCAGTGATCTGTTGCTGCGCCCCTGTGGCGCCCGTCATCCAACTGGGCAGGCTGATCGTGCTCGATCTGATCGCTGTAGCTCGGCCAGCTATCGGCGGCACGTGCATACAGCAAGCTTGCCAAGATCCTTCATGGCTTGCTCGTAGCCACGCTCAATCATCTCTGCATCAGCGGCGTAGACCGCACATGCATAAGGCGCCGTGGATTCAACGCAAATGAAGATGAACTGATCGGGCCGCTTGCCGGTGGCCTGCTCGACCCCGTGCATATACCAACCGGCCTGCACGTGGTAGCGGTAATCAGCAATGCTGCGCTTGAAGCCCCGTGGGCTGGCGTCACGCGTGGTCTTTAGGTCAACGATGATCGAGCCATCATCGGTGAGCCAATCCGGCCTGCACTTGCACTGCAGGTCATAGGTCGGCATCCGTCCACATGTGCGTGGTCTCAGACTTGCCGGCCATGACCCAGCAGCATTGCAGCGCCCGGGTGACGCAGCACGCTGCGGCCCATTGCCATCACCACCTCGGCATCGTCGGCGGTGATCACGGTCTTGCCGGCAGCATCTGCCTCAAATGCGGCAAACGCTTCTTTGCCGGCCTTGGTGCGGCGATCACATGCAGGTGCAACCGCAATCTGCTCATCCCATCGGTTCAGCTCGAGCACATGGGTATGCAGCGCAGTGCCGAGCCGCATCGCTGCAGTGGGCTCTGGTGCCACGCGGTTCGGGTCTAGGTACCGCGCCCAGTAGTGCAGCGGTGATCTTGCGATGAGATCCAAATGAGACTTTGAGACAGCAGGGTGCGCGTGATAGGAGGCGTTGTCCATAGGTTGTGGCGGTTTGCGGGCAAATACTAGCAGTTGCGGCGGGATGCGCCAATCGATAGATGCTAGGATTCCGTCAAGTCGCTAGAAAGACTGCATGGCACAAGCCGTAGATCTTGCCAACCAGCGTTTTGGACGCTTGGTGGCAACCTCAATTGCCTTTCGCCGCAACGGCGCTTATTGGAGCTGCCAATGCGAATGCGGCAGCTCAACCGTGGTTCGGGCTGCCCTTCTTAGAAATGGCACAGTCGCAAGCTGCGGATGCGGATCGCGCAAACAGGCTCGGCTGAACTGCCAGAAATGGCGGATGCGAAACGAACACATACCGGAACAGCTGCGCTCAGGCCTGAAAAACTGCTATCGCAACATGCTGCGCCGATGCACTGATCCGACCGATAAACGCTGGGATTGCTATGGCGGACGCGGCATCAGAGTTGCTGGGCTCTGATGGGCGGCGGCGCACGACGGGCGCCAGTTTTTTTAAGCGCCACTGCGCTGGCCACCGGCGATTCTTGCCGCAATGCCGACTGGCGCTGGCAAGGGCACAACTATCGCTGTAATGGTGCAAAGCGCAGCAGACCGCGGCAAGGTGGCTGATCCTTGCGCATCGCAAGCTGATAGCGATCTTTCCAGCGCACAGTTGGCTTGGCATTGATCACGGCATTATTGCGGCCGGTATGCAGAAATCTGATAAGCACCAGTTCAAGTCGGCAGTGTGCAGACTGTTGTGCGCAGGATTTACCGCATAGCCTGGCAACCATGCCTGATTGTCAACGATGAAGCGCACCATCTGATTCGCGGCAAATGGCACGCATCGTGGATGCTTGGCCAAATGCCTACCTCATCGGCAACAACAGCAACGCCATGCAGGCTCAGCGGTGAAGGTTTAGGCGAGGTCCGGCGGCTACTTCACCGACAGGTGCTCGGCCCCAGTGTTGCTGATCTTGTCTTCACCGGTCACCTATCACCCGCACGGATCTATGCGCCGCCAGTCGTCGCTGATCTGGCTGGTGTCCGTATCACGCGCTGGCGACTATGCCAACGATCAGGCCGCCGCGGCCATGGATCGGCCAACAGTGACCGGCGACGCCATCAGCCATTACCAGCGCCTGGCAGCAGGCCAGCAGGCCATCGCCTTCTGCTGCAATGTCAAACATGCCGTCTCAGTGTGCAACGCATTTAAGACGGCAGGTATTGGCGCGCAGCTGCTGCTAGGCAATACTCCAGACCGCGAGCAGGTGGTGGCCGACTTCGCCAGCCATCGCACTCGCGTTCTGGTCACCGTTGACGTGGTGAGCGAGGGCTTCGATGTCCCAGCCGCTAGCTGCGCCATCCTGCTGCGCCCCACGCAGTCGCTCAGCCTCTACCTGCAGCAGGTCGGCCGCGTCCTCCGCCCAGCACCGGGCAAGGATGCCGCCGTGATCCTCGATCACGTGGGCAACGTCCACCGCCATGGCTTCCCCGATGATCATCGCGACTGGTCGCTCGATGATCGCCTGCGCCGCACCCGTGCCGGTGGTCCAGCAGCGCCGTGCGTTCGCACATGTGGGACCTGCTTTGCTGCATTTGCACCACAGCCAGCCTGCCCGTGCTGCGGCACACCCGTGCCGGTTCAGCCCGCACGCCAGCTGCGCCAGGTGGATGGTGAGCTCAAGGAGCTGCAGCGTGAAGCCGTGCGCCAGCGTGTCGCCGAACGCCGCAAGGCGCGCACCCTGCAGGAGCTGATCCACGTCGGCCAAGCCCGCGGCATGAAGAACCCAGTCGCATGGGCCAAGCACGTCTACTGTGCACGGCAGCAGAATGGGACCGCCAGCGATGCCGCTCGTGCCCAACGCCGAGACCGACCTGCAGCAGCGTGATCCGCCTGGCGCTCGGCACGCATCCTGAAGCGAGGCTGTTCCGCAATCAGGTCGGCAGCCTCCCGATCCACGCTCCGGCCGCCTCGTGCAGTTCGGCCTCGCACGCGGCTCCGCAGATCTCATCGGTTGGCGCACCGTCGCCGTCACCCCCGACATGGTGGGCACCGCGGCTCGCGGTCTTCACCTCCGTTGAGAGTCAAGACACCCACCGGCCGGCTCTCACCTGCGCAGACCCACTGGCTCCATGCCGTGCGCACCGCTGGCGGCATCGCTGGCGTGGCGCGGTCAGTGCCGGATGCGTTGCAGATCATGGAATCACCGCTAGGCTTTCCCCAGCGATCCCCCAGCGCTTCCCATGCAACCTAAGCGCCCACAGCGCCGCACCATCACTCTCGATCTGCCCACTGATCAGATCGTCTGGCTTGATCAGCAAGCAGCAGGCATCGTTTCGCGTTCAGCCTTCGTGCGGCAGCTCATCGCCGAAGCCATGCATCAGCAGGCCGCACAATGAGCAGCTCCAACATCGTCCGCGATCGCTTCATCGCAGATCTCAACCGCTGGCTCACGCCAGATCTGCTCTATCACTGCTTCACCGGCGAAGACGATGCCTATCGCCTCGCGCACATCGCCAAACTCGATCCATCGCTTCTTGAGCCCTTGCTGAACAAGGCGGAGCGTGAATGGCCTGCTTACCTGCAACGTGTTGCAGATGCACGCCGGATCGAGCGCCAGCAATCCAAGCAAGCAGTCACGCAGTTCGTTCTCGGCCTCAAGCCATGAGCAAGATCACTGACCTCGCCCACGGCCACTGGCCGTCGATTCTTGGCGCCTTGGCAGGCCTCACAGCCGAGCAGCTCACTGACAAGCATCAGCCCTGTCCGCTCTGTGGCGGCAAGGACCGCTACCGCTTCGATGATCAGAACGGTTCTGGCTCATGGTTCTGCAATCAGTGCGGTGGACCGCAGCAGGCCGGTGGTGCTGGCAACGGCATGGAGCTGCTCCTACGTCGCACCGGCTGGGACTTCCGCACTGCTGCACAACGCATCGAACAACATCTCGGCATCACGCCGCAGCGCCCAGAACCACCCACCAAGGGTGCTGAGCACGTCTGGAACTACTCGGCTGATTTTCTGGTCTGCCGCTTCCCCGGCAAGAAGATCCGACCCCTTCACTGGAACGGCAGCCGCTGGGAGTGGAAGGCCCCGCCAGCACCGCGCCCGCTGCTGAACCTTGCCCAGCTGCGCACCCACACCGGCACCGTCTTGGTGGTGGAAGGCGAAGGCCGCTGATGCTGCAGTCAAGCTCTACCCCAAGGCCGTCATCACCACATGGCCATCAGGTTGCAAAGCGATCGACAAAGCCGACTGGTCACCGCTCACAGGTCGCCGCGTCATCCTTTGGCCGGATGCTGATGCCGTTGGCCAGCAGGCCATGGATCGCCTTGCGCAGAAGCTCCTGCGCCTTCCTGGTCGATCGCGTTCAGATGGTCACACCACCAGCCGGCAGCCCTGAAGGCTGGGATCTGGCTGATGCCACATGGAGCGAAGCCCAAGCGCTCGACCATCTCAAGGGCAACCTGTCACAGCCCCTCGAGCTTGATGAGCTCATCCCAGAGCTCACCGCGTCAGAACCTGAGCCCGACACCGAGCCCGATCTGCCTGATCTCGATCCCAACGGCCATTTCACATGCCTTGGCTTCGATGGTGATGCCTACTACTACCAACCCCACAGCACCGGCCAGATCATTCGCCTCTCACGCTCTGGGCACACTGCCACCAACCTGGTTGCCCTAGCTCCGCTCGACTATTGGGCGCAGCTCTGCCCCGGCCAGCGCTCAGCAGTGGACTGGACGCAAGCAGCAGCCACCCTGTTCGCGATCAATGCCGACCGTGGCGTCTACAACCCCAACCGCATCCGTGGCCGCGGCGCATGGTGGGACGACAAGCGCACCATCCTTCACCTCGGTGATCAGCTGATCATTGATGGCAGCCGCAGGCCGGTGCTCCAAGCCACTGCGCTCCAACTACCTGTACCAGCGCATGTCCGAGCTGGATCGGACCCGGTGACGCTCAGCCGCTCACCGACACCGAAGCAATGGCACTGTGCGAGCTCGCCGAACGGTTCCACTGGGAAGTGCCAGCATCCGGACTCCTGCTCGCTGGCTGGGTCACCCTCGCGCCGATCTGTGGTGCCCTGCCATGGCGGCCTCATGTCCTGGCTCACCGCAGCAGCAGGCTCAGGTAAGTCGGCCATCCTCGATCGCTATGTCGCACCGCTGCTGGCTGACATGGGGCTGATCGTGGCTGGCAACACCACCGAGGCAGGCCTGCGTCAGACCTTGCGCTCTGATGCCATGCCCGTGGTTTTCGATGAGGCCGGAGTCCAACGAGAAGGCCGACCAGGTGAGGATGCAGAACATCCTCTCCGCTGGCACGGGTTGCGTCCAGTGAGTCGCACGCAACCCTGCTCAAAGGTTCGCCTGGTGGTGATGTCACACGCTTCACCATCCGCTCGATGTTCCTCATGTCGTCCATCGCCACCGCGCTGAAGCAAGGCGCCGACCGCTCACGCTTTGCCCAGCTCACCCTGCGCTCACCCGCTGAGCTGCCCAAGGAGCAGCGCCTGCAGCACTGGGAAGCGCTTGATCGTGATCTCGATCGCCAGATCACCGCCGACACTGGCCGGCGCCTGATCGCTCGCACCGTGGCGCTCATCCCCACCATCCGCGCCTCGATCAGGGTGTTTACCCGTGTGGCAGCTGAACGGTTCGATTCCCAGCGCCTTGGTGATCAGTACGGCACCCTGCTCGCCGGTGCATGGTCGCTCATGTCCAGTGATGTGCCCACCGACCAGCAGGCACGCTCGCTGATCGATCAGAACGACTGGGAGCCCTACAGCCAGACCACTGAGGTGCCAGATGAGCAGCGCTGCATCCAGCGCATCCTGCAGCACCAGGTTCGCGTTGAAGGCGACAGCAAGACCCTCACCCGCACGCTCGGCGAGCTGGTGGAGATCGGAGCGCACCGCCTGAACGATCGCGACGTGGAATCGCGCCAAGCCAAGGACACCCTCGAGCGCCATGGCCTGAGGGTTGATTCAGACCAGCAGCTGCTGTTCGTCAGTAACACCGCGGATGCCTTGGCCAGCATCCTGAAGGACACCCCGTGGTCGCACAGCTGGGCAACGGTGCTCAGCCGGTTACAGGGTGCGAGCAAGGCCGGAGCCGTTCGATTTCAGGGTGCAGGGGCCGTTTCAAGGGCTCTGGCGTTACAACTGGACGCCCTGTAACGAGGCCGGTTACAGCCGAAAACCGTTGCGCCGCAAGGGGTTTGCCCATCTTGTAACGCTGTAACGGTTTTTGGCGGACATAGCCTCTCTCTCTTATAGGTGTGTGTGTGTGTGTCCCTCCTCTCTCACCCCCTCTATATAAATATCTATTTTTAGAAACAGTCGTTACAACGTTACAGGGCAGCTAAGCCGCTGCAGGGCAAGGGTTTCGGGTGTAACGGTCGCGGTTACACCGCGTTACAGCCGCAACACCCCGCAAGGTCACCGCTTCCCACTCGCCTGGCTAGGTGGCCGCCCCTACCCTTGAACCCATGGCAACCCTCACCCTCGACATCAAGTCAGAGCTGCCTATGGCCATCCGCTGGACGGATGCCATGACCAAGCAGCTCCCGTTCGCCATTAGCCAGGCGCTCAACGCCTCAGCCTTTGACGCACGCACCGCACTCAACGGCTCGACTCGCCAATACTTCGACAGACCCAACCGATTCACCCAGTCCGCCTTCCTTGTGCAGAAGACCAACAAGCGCGAGCTGGAGGCCATCGTCTACGCCAACGCACAGCAAGGCCGCGATCGTGCGCGCTACCTGCGCTATGGCATCCAGGGCGGTGCGCGACAACAGAAGGGCTTTGAGAAGAAGTTCCTCGCTGAGATCGTCGGCACACGCACCATCCCCGCCACTGCCCAGCTGGTGCCCACCTCGCTGGTCAAGCTGGATGGCTCAGGCAACGTCAGCCTCAGCACCATCAAGCGCATCCAGAAGGGACTGAGCGGCAAGGCACGCGGTGGCTTCTTCATCGGCACACCCAAGGGCGGCGATCGTCCACCCGGCATCTATCGCCGCTCACGCGAGCAGCTGTTCCCCTACTTCATCGCCACCACCGACCGCGGCAGCTACAAGCCACGCCTGCCCATGGCAGAGATCGGCAGCAAGGCCGTGCAGCGCCGCTTCGGCGGCTACCTACGCAGCAGCCTGGAGAAGGCCCTTGCAACGGCACGCTGACGCCGCTGCGGGTCCTTCCGGG